TGATACAGTTTTTCCAGCATTTAGGTATGAAGCTATTGCTAAACCAGATGCCATACCTGTAACACTTGGGTGAGGGATTGTTCGTCTTGCCATTTTTCTACTTCCGTTGGAGGTCTTACGAGCTGGAGATCTAGATTTTCGAGTCTTTGAGCGAGACCGTGCAGCTAAGAATTTAGATTTGGAGATAAGCTTATTATCCTTAAAATACATCATTCGACCGTTCTTTGCTCTCTTTGCTCGTAATACCATTGAGATTGTATAGCTAAATCCATTATATAACCTTTTTCAATATCCAAACACTTATTATCAACCATCCATATTCAAGTATATGAGCGATGACTTATTAGCAGGATACCAAAAGGTATCAAGTTTTGCACTATGGGATGGCGAGCACGCTATCCTACGCTTCATCGGAGGTGTAGACGACAACTTCACCAAGTCCGATTCGAAAGGGAATGAACATAAGTACCTAGGAATTAAGGTACATTTGAAGTCTCATTCTAATGAGAACTATCAACATCAAGAGGGTACTGATACGATCCTTCGATGTGGTTTAGATAGTACTTTGGCCAAGTGGCTGGCAGACGGGGGTTTAAAAGCAAAGGAATTCGATATCATTTATAGAGTCGATATGAAAAAGTCCCAAGGTTATGGTTTAAGAATTGAGGGAAGGGAGAAATGACAGAAAAAGAGTACCAGCAACAATTGGCTAAGATCGTTATGCTTTTTTCCGGAGACATAGTAGATATTGTCAGGTCACGTATGGAGACTATTGTTAGAGATGAACAGGACCTGTAATTGTATGCGAGGATCTGCAAGCCGGTACGTCGTACGGTGTTTCAGATGCAATCGCCGTAATGCTGGAGAGTGGGATTAGGTAGGTGTGAGTATGGAGAATGTACCTACAGTGTCCTATCTTTGCGTAAAACTGCGTTATTTGCGTAATCCTATGCCTTTTGATACTGTAGATCCTGCCACTTTCTCCGCACCGGCTGCGTTTTGTAGCATTGGCAGAAATTTGGAGGCAGCCGCTTGGACATACCACGGCTGCCCACTTAGATCCTTGGCCATTTCTGATAACATGTTTAATTGTGATCCTTCCTCTGTTTTTCCTAATTGCTTAGCAGCATTACCCATTGCACCGGACCAAAACTTTTGAGCTGCTTCTTTTGCTCTAGGCAACATAAATTCTTCAAAGTCTACTAATGTTGTCTTTCTTATTTCTTTTATTATTACTTCTAAAGATTGTACTAGTGTTTCATCTGATTCATTACTTAGTAACCAATCCTCAATCCTCTCTTGTGTCTTTAGCGGTATCCAAAACGTATAGATCACCAAGTAAAGCAAAAAGCTCAAGACCCAAATAACTGCGAATGTCTCGTCGTTCATTAGTCAAGGTACCTCTTGATTAATTCTCCAACATATTTTTGAGTGTACCCTTTTCTTACCATACATCCACTGATGTATATTCCCTCTGTCACTCTATTTTGTAATAAGGCTGGAGTATCTCGCTTGTAACCGTTTCTACAATCTTGAAAATCGCCAACTGCTTTAGCTTCGTTAATACCTTCTGGCAAAATATCTTCTTTACTTGGTAAATCTTCTGTTATCTGATCTATTTTTTCTTTTACTGTATCAGGTATTTCAATTATTGCATCTACTAAGTCTCTAGCTATTTTTAATGTATCTTCTGTGCTATCATACAAAGAAGCCAGGACAACACCTTTTGGTAAATTTAAATCAACGGCTGGTACTATTTCGGCTATTGCTATCAATCTACCTAAAGCCTGAGCTCTAGAATCAATGTTAACAAATCCATACCATAAAGCTCCTTGTACAAACGGACCTATTACAGGCATCGAGAGTTCAGCAACTTTTGACCAGTCTATTTCTAATGGCTTTTTAGCCATTATACCATTCTCAAATAAGCAAACTGTATATTGCTAGGTCCACCGCTGTTATTAGTAATACTAAACTGCATATTCTTTTGTCCTGCTAATTCCCCATCACCTATAGGAAATATATTCCATACGTCAGCCGTTAAAGCTTCAGAAGTATCACTAAACAAATTAGAAAAAGCAGCAGGGTTACTTTTGAGAGTTCCCTTTAGCGGACTTCCTGCATTAACTGGTTCTAAATTACCAAAGTAGTTTGTACTTGGTCCCATAACTGCCGTAATAGCATAATTACCGCCCTGACTAACTTTAATACCAATAAAAACATCTTTGTAACCTGTCATATCAATGCGATCTGGTTGGGCTTGTGGACTTAATGTAGCTGCACCGTTAGCTACAGCTTCGTGGGTAGCATCTATTAGAAATGCTGTATCACTTTCTAGGACACCTGTCCATTCTCCAGTCTTAGCATTAATTGTACCAACTGTCAAAGCTGGTACAACTTGCTGTTTAACATCTATATTGGAATCTACTGGATCTGTTTTAATTCCTTGGGCTGTTTCTGCACTCCATGGTGCAAAGTCTTTAGCCATTATTCAAAAGTCAAAGTGACTGCAACATCTACTGCTGCTGTACTTCCGACTTGTGCGTATGCTATTTCACAACTGTTTCCAGATTGTACACTTAGGTTAGTGTCTTGCTGAACAAAGTTCATATTTGAACCCGTTGAGGTTCCCATTGTACATTGTCCACCTGCTGTAAATACAGCACTTCCGTCTCTCATTGCATTTCCAGAAATAGATACTAATCCAGCGAATTCCTCGCCGTTACCATCTGCACTCTTGTGAAATTGAGATATGTTTGATTGCCGATACTCCGGCAGGTACCGTGAACGAACTTGATACAGTTGATCCAGCGATTTGGTTTAAGCTTATGAACGACGTAGAACCGGTTAGGGTTCCAGCGGGTGCACTTCTACTGATAACGATAGCCATTGTTATTTTTCCTTATACCCTAAAGTATAACTTAGAACCTCCAAGTTTAAGATTAGGGAATTGTCTTCGTGCAAATGCTCCAGCCATTGCAACTACTGATGCTCCAACTAAAGTTTTACGACCAGTATCACTACCAATCATATCAACTGCATTGCCAGATAATGTCATAAGTGCTTTACCTAATTCACCATCTGTTATATCTTTTAGAACTCCGTCAGTTACTGATGTAGTTCCAAACTTGCCTGATACAGTTTTTCCAGCATTTAGGTATGAAGCTATTGCTAAACCAGATGCCATACCTGTAACACTTGGGTGAGG